GACATTGTGCTAAGACAGGCTCAAAATCAAATGGGTCGTTTGTTCTGGCAGGGTGATACCGCTTTGGCCGCTTCTGATCCTTTGTCATATTTCAATGGATACGTAACTCGTGCGATTGCATCAGCTACGAACATTGATGCAACGCCTGCCGGAACAATTGCAATAGGAACGGTACTTGCAGGATTCGCAAACGCAGATGCAGCTATCCCGGATGCATTGTATGAAGACCCTGATATGGTTTTCCATTGCAGTACAGCGACTTTTAGATTGTATCAGAACGCGGTTATCGCTCAGACCTACAAAGGTCAGGGTCAGGCCGAAGTAGTTCCGCCAATCTATAAAGGCCGCGAGATCAGATATTATTCTGGTTTCCCTAACAACAAGATTTTAGTTTGTCGCGCAACAAGCGGACAGGATTCAAACTTGTACGCAGCGACAGACAAAGCGAACGACATTGAAAATTTAGTAGTAGGTAAACTTCGCCCTGAAGGTGAGTTGTATTTCTTGCTTGCTAAGTTCAAAATGGATGCAAACTTTAGCATCGATAGCGAATCAGTTTACTACACAGGTTCTTAATCATTAAAATGAAATAAAATGGCAGCAGTAACAACATTTACAAAAACAGAAGTAGATAACCTTACCTTTAGTTCAGGCGGACGGAAGGCGTTTACTCAGATTTATGAGGCTACATCAATTCCTGATCTGAAGACAGGCGCGAAAGAGCAACACGTATGTTACGCTCAGTTGACCGGAGCAATGACAATCAACGCGGCTACCGTTGTATCAAGATTGAACCAATTCGACAGAGTTGTATTCCATTTTTCAACGGACGCAACTCAGCGCATCGTAACATTCGGAACTAATTTTGTTTCGTCTGGAACGGTAACTATTCCGGCATCGAAAGACGCAACCGTAGAGGGATGGTTCGATGGAACAAATATTAAAATTACTTCCCGCGAAATCCAAGCCTAACCTATGAGCTGCGGAAAGATAACACTCGGATCAAGTGTGGATTGTACCAACCCATTACGGGCGGGTACAATGCCCACGCTCACATTGTTTAACTACGATGATGTTGTTTCGTTAACTACTTCCACATCTACACCTAACTTAATCACAGCGTTGACGCTGGCCACTAATACAGTAGGCTACGTGTTTGAAGGCTATAAGCAAGATTTAAAACCTACTCAGGAGATTATCGCTCCTTCAAATGGTTTGAATCAGTTTAAGCACTCATTAAACTTTATTGTTTACAACATTGACCAACTTCAAAAGAACAACATCCAGCGTTTAGCAAAGGGCAAGTTTATTGCCATTGTCGAAAACAAAGGAAAGACAGCAAACTCTTTTGAGGTTTACGGATTAGGTTCAGGTCTTGAGATTGTGCCGGGCGTTGCTCGTGACTCATTTGCCAACGGTGGTGGGTATTTAATTACCCTTGCTACTTCGGATCAGGAGTTTGAGACTATGTTGCCTCAGACTTTATTCAGCACTGACTACGCTACAACTAAAGAACTTGTTACAGAATACGCAGGTTTACCAACCGTTACAGTTATCAGTGATCTTGCTTTGCAGGTTGCGGGTGGAGATAGTGAAACTATTACCGGAACAAACTTCTATGGTAACGGATCTTCCAGTGCAGTGCTTTCTGTTAAGTGGGTTAATCAGGCTACTTTGGCTGAAACAACTCAAACAAGTGTTACAGTTGCAAGCGATACCAGTATAACGTTTACTTCTGTAGCTTTAACAGCAGGCGCGTACAAGCTTCGCGTTACAACTACACGAGGAGTAGCGGACTCAACTCAAATAGCTATTGCAAGCTAAATAGTAATTGAATAGAAAATTTAAAAAGGGGTGGGCATTAAAAACCTTCCCCTTTTTTATAAATTTACATCATGGCAAAGAAAAAAGAACAACAGCCAGAAGGCCCAACAGTAACACTTAAAAATCCTGATGCGGTTCTTAGATTTGATCGCATAGGAATGGTGTTCACTGCCGAAAATGTTACATGGGAACGATACCAAAAGCTAATTTCTATTAGCCCCTCTTTTAGTCAATTTTTTAACGTAACAACTAAAACTAATGAACTGGAAACCAAAGAATGAAACTTGTGGAGTGCCTGGTAAGGGCTTCATAAAAGCTGAAGACTATTCACAAAAAGATGAAGACGCTTTAATTGCTCGCGCAAAGAACCGAAAGATTGATGTTAATTTGTTTATGTTGGGCGCAGGATTTATTCCGGCAAACGGCCCACAGCTTGAAATCACTGAGGCAGTAGAAGAAGAGCCTCTAAGAAGAAAGCGCAGAACTAAAGAAGAAATCGAGGCCGATAAAGCCAAAGAATAATGAATGTATTTGTCCAGCGATATAACCCGGACATTAAGCGTTTACGAACTTTTGTAGATAGGTCAGAAGGCATACAATGGTGGACGCATAACAACCTTTACCCTCAGATTGTTGAGGGCATAAGGGATCGTTCTTATACTATAAAGTCAGCTTGTGATCGGTTGCAGAAGTTTCTTAGAGGGGAAGGATTTGAAGACCCGTCACTCGCTGGCCTTGTGGTAAACCAAAAAGGCCAAACATTACAGGACATATTGCGAATGATAACAATAGATGCGGCCACTTATTCAGGCTCTTTTGTTGTTCATCTTGGCGTTAATCTTTTAGGAGAATATAACAATCTATCCGTATGGCCTATGGCTTACTGGAGGTTTGGATTACCTGATGAAAACGGGGACGTTTTCGACTACAAGTTTAATTCTAACTGGGAACAAGACCCTTACAAAGAAATATCCAACGCAAAGAGGATTTTAGAGTACCCTAAATTTATACCAGACAAAGAGTTAATCAAAAGTCAGATCGAAGAATGGTCTGAAAAAAGAACAGGCTACCCCGGACAAGTTTACTTTGTTACTCCACTTGAAGATCAGTACCCACTGGCTACGTTTGACACAGTGTTAGATCAGGGACAAACTCAGGAAGAGATCGGGATATTTAGATTGAGTTCAATTCAAAACGGATTGAATGCTGCAAATATATTTTCTTATCCGGGAAAATTTGAAAACAAACAAAAGGAGCAAGAGTTTGTAGACGGGTTAAATCCTTTTAAGGGAGGACATGGCGCAGGTTCTACAATTGTAATTGAGGATGAAAGCGGACTTAAAAAAGCTGAGGACTTAATAACTCCTTTGACACTTCAGAACAATGACAAGATTCACGAGTTCATTTCTAAGGATGACAAGAACGCCATCATGGAAGCGTTCGCAATGCCTAAAGGAATCTTAGGGGTACTTCCTGAGACCGGAATGTTTAACCAGCAGCAATTAGAAGAGGAGTACTACTACTACAATTCTATCACAAGGGATTTCCGTACGGATATATCCTCAGCATTAAAAAAGATATTTTCTAACTGGTATCGTCCTGTAGAGAGCGATTTTAAGATTAAGGAACTTGTTTACAAAAAGCAGTCCACAACAGTAACGTCCCCAAGCGCACCAACTGAACAGGCAGCAGTAAACGACAACCTAAAAAATCTTACAGGAAAACAACTCCAAAATATTCAGAGGGTAGTTAGGAAATTCAACAAAGGGGAGTTAACATTCGCAGCGGCCTCACAGTTGCTTAAAAACGGATATTCATTTACAGAACAAGACGTAAACGATTGGCTTGTAGAAGATGGAGAAGAGATGCCTAATAACATTAAATGATCTAAAGCTATTGCGGCCCACAGCCGAATTAGACGGGGTTAGATTTGAGCCTTACTGTTTGGAGGCTCAGGATCAGGACTTGCGCCCAATTTTAGGCGATGGTCTTTTCTTCGATCTTATGAATGAGTTCTACGATACAGGTGACGATATGTATACGGCATATCAGGAACTAATCAACGGTAAATCATACTCGTACAACGGGCAAACAATTTACTTCGATGGCATTAAACCGATGTTAGGTTATTTCACTTTAGCAAGGCTTATTCAAAACCATTCCACAAATATTACAAGGTTTGGTGTCGTTCAAAAAGTTGTCAGCCAATCGCAGCCTGTAGACGCTCAGATTTTAAGGCAACTTATTAACGAGTTGAAGAGCAATGCTCAGACGTATGTTAACCAGACAAAGCAGTTTTTACTTCATAACCAAACTACTTACACTCTTTATATTGGCAGTGAAAATGTTGGGGGAACGGCATTTAAAATGTTTAAGGGATGAAGACCTTTAAAACATATCGAGGGGCCGAGCTAAACCTTGAGGCTTACAAAGGAAAGTCTTCTATTGATTACGAAGTGGAAGTAACTTATGATGATGGAAGTCCATACGATCTGACTATTTATAGTTCGATAGTTTGCAAGGTTTTTTACCGGAAAGGATTTACTGAAATACTTTCTCCAACAGTTACAACCAGTGAAAACGTAGTGGTTCTTAATTTAACAGTTGCGCAAACTAATGCACTTCAGCAAAGAGAATACTATTACGAAATCTACGGGGTATCAGTAAGCGAACAGGAGTTAATAACATTCGGAACTTTTAAAGTATCATAATATGAGAGTAAGGGTTTCGGGAGGTTCGGGAGTTTCTCAGCGCGGTACTATGCGAATAGATGACGGGCAATTTAGAATAATTGGAGATTGGGAAGGTAATACAAATGCGGCACCGACAGGCGTAATTAAGAAAGGTTATGCTTATAATTGCGTGTCATCTACCACAACCTTGTTAGGGCCAGATAATAATATCATACCTGTTGGGGCTATGATAATTGCATTAGTAAATAATCCGGGTTCAACATTATCAGACGTAACAAAATGGAAAATACTTTTAGGCGTTTCGGCTTAATAGCCTTTTTTTTTGTGTCAGTAAATTGCTTTGGTCAGTTTACTAAGTCACAGCTTTATAACGGGATTAACACCAATATAAGATTAAAGTCAGCAAGTCAAGGCAGATTAGCGGCTATGTTGGATAGCATAGTCTCTACTTTAGGTAACAGTAATTATACCCCACAAGGGGTAACCCTTGCGGCAGTAGGAGGGATAGCAAGCGGAACAAACTTAGGAACATCCCCAATCGCTATTCAGGACTTGTTAGACGATATTCTATATCCTTATGTTAACCCTGTTTTCACTTCTTTCTCAGTTAGTGGGCAAAGTACTACAGTAGAGGTTGGCACTACCCTATCGGGAAGCAAAACATTTACATGGGGTATAACTTTAAACTCGGGCACCGTTCCTACGATTGACATTTACGATAACACGGCAGCATCTACACTACTGGCTGGAACATCTAATGATGGAACTCAGGCGCAAACTATCACCACAATACAGCTAAACAGTAATGGAGCAACACAAAGCTGGCGAGGTGTAGGTAATAATACATCACCCTCAGGGACATTTAACAGCAGCAACTTTGTAGTAACAAGTAGGTTTTACAGATTCTTTGGGCCTACCGCAAGCAGTCCGGCAAACAGTGCAGCAGTAAGGGCATTAAGTTCGAGTGCATTCCATACAGGTTCAACTACATTTACTTTAGAAACAGGTAACACGCAAACAAAATTTGTAGTGGCTTTGCCTCCCGGAGTTACGATAATTTCAGTGATTGATCTTGATGCATTAAATGCAGACATAACCAGCCAGTATGTTTTAACCGGAACGGTAAACGTATTGGATGCGGGCAGTACAAACAGATCGTATAACATTTACGAAATGAATGTTGGCATCGCTTATTCATCTTCACATACACATCAAATTATAACCGCGAACTAATATGAAGTTTTTAAAAATACTTTTTCTGATTCTTCTGACTGTCCCAGCAATGGCTCAGTTGGAATTACCATATCCTATTAAAGTTCTTAATCCTGCACCACTTAATTTTTGGGAAGGCCCGTACGCATCAACAGCAGCGGCCAATGCGGCAGTGCCATCTGCATTTAGAAGATTTACTTTTGCGGGGGCGATTTATGTTCAAACAGTTCAGATTAACGGGGTAGAGTACTGGTGGAAAGATGGTAATGCTGACATTGATTTAGTTGCAAAAGGCGGCTCTACCTCCTGGGCCTCCATTACCGGTAAGCCAAACTTTGATTCGCTTTATTGGAAGACAGCAGGAACAAGTGTGCTTACTGATGATGTTACTATTGATGGTGACAATGAAACGCACACAGTAACATTTGAAGATGTTAATGGCGTTTCAGTGAAGAACGCATCCTCAGAAATATTTATTAGCCCATCTTACGGTATTAGCACTCAAACTGGCTCTGCTTATGTCGGAATTATTCCTGAGAGTATCCTTGCTGTTGACGCAAGTTCTAATCAGCATTTTTACTCAAGACCAACATTTACGCAAATCGCTAACACATTTTTTTTATACGATAATGCAGTTGTTGGAAGAAACAAAATAATATCACAGACTGGCGGTGGGGTTAGTTCTACTGGCCTTGAGTTAGATGCCACAAGCATTTTAATACCTCAACCATCAGCAGCAGCAGCAGGTCACGAACTTTTACTACGCACAAATGGAAGCAATGGTCAGGCAATTACCAAACTTGGTATAGGCTCAGGTCTTTCAATAAGTGGCGGTGATTTGATTGCTGCAGGTGGCGGAGCAACAAACCTATCCTTCACCGGTTCATCAACAAATGGTACTGTTAACAGCGATACCGGTACTGATGCAACCATACCATTGGGTAATGGAACAAACTCAGGGCTATCGTTAAATGATTACACTACTGCCGAGAAAAGTAAGCTCGCTGCAATTACCGGAACGAATACGGGAGATCAAACTTCAATTGTTGGTATTACCGGTACCAAAGCGCAATTCAATACAGCCGTTACTGATGGTGATATTCTATATGTAGGCGATGCACCAACTGCACACACTCTTGATAGCCATAGTAACGTAACTATTACCGCTAACTCAAGCGGAGAGTTATTAAAGTGGAATGGTAGTGCATGGATAAATAATACATTGGCCGAGGCTGGCATACAACCAACCGGAAGCTATGAGGTAACAACAAACAAAGCCACGGACTTAGGCACGATGAATAGCACCTTGTACCCTACTACGGCAAGTTTATTTACCAGGAGAAACGTAACCGGAGCGAGTGCTATTGATCAGACGGATAATGGTAAAACAATAGTTTTCAATTCGGCTTCACCTTTCAACTTTACGTTGGATGCAATGACCATTGAAACCTTTGTAAGTTTCTACAACAAAGGGGCTGGTACTGTTACTTTCATTAAT